TGTAAAGTATAAATATTTCATAATTTATTGTTTTAATTGTTATCAAAAATGAAGTGGGGGGTAGCGAATCCCCCACCTCGTCCGTTACGAGTAACGGTCCTAAAGGTGGTCGTTAGACCACACTATCTTTACCCATCGCAACTCATACAATCTTCATCCATTGCCGTTGCTGCAATATCACCTCTTAATACAGATTCAGTTCTTGTATAGTAAAGTGTTTTTACACCTTTCTTCCAAGCTTCCATATGAACAAGATTCATCCATTTTGGTGTTGCTTCCGATGGGAATGCTAAGTTAAGTGATACTGATTGGTCAATGTATTGTTGTCTGATACCAGCTTGTCTAACCAATTCTAATTGATTGATTTCTTTAAAGGTTTTAAATACATCTTTTACTTTATCACAATCTACGCCTTCTATCACTTCTGATATATTTGTAAGTTTACCATCACAGAATAACCAATTATCTAATTCTTCTATATCCTGAATACTACCACCATCAGCAAGTATCTTATCCCAAGTATCTTTGGTATTGATTCCAGCTTTACGAAGAACTTTTTCTAATTCTCTATTCTTTCTAATGAACGTACCCTTCGCAGTTTGTTCAGTAAATACATTTGCAGCCCAAGGTTCAATACCTGGAGAAACGTTTCCACTCAATTTAGAGTTAGATACAGTTGGTGCAATTGCTCGTAGGTGAGTATTTCTCAACCCAGTACCAACACACCATAATGGTTCACCATACACATCTGCTAAATCTCTACTTGCTCTTTCAGATTCAATCTTCATTTGAGAGAATATCTTACGAGTTTCAAATTGTGCGGTTAATGAATCAAATGGGATACCTCTTTGTTGTAAGTAAGTATGCCATCCTAATACACCTAATCCTAATGCTCTACCTTTTTCTGCGCTTCGTACTGAATTATCAAAACCACGCATATGTTTTGCTCTATGAATAAACTCATCTAATACACCATCTAAAAACCAAGTTGCTGTATAGATTAAATCTGTATCTTTCCATTCATCATATTTTGAAAGGTTAAGAGAAGATAAACAACATACGAACGAATGATTTTCATCAGTATGTAATGTAATCTCAGAACAGATGTTTGTCATATGAACTTTTAATCCATTATGCTTATATGCTTCTGGGTTTGCTTTATTGATATTACCCTTATACATAATATAAGGTTCACCCGTTGCTTTACGTTTCTGAATTACCTTACTCCATTTTCTTCGAGCTTCTTCATCACCATCTTCTAATTGTCGCATGAACTTATCACCAACTACAACACATTGGTGTAGATTTAAACATTGTCTGTTTACATCACCCTTTGGTTCACGAATATCAATCCATTCATCAAAATCACCATGTTCTATATTTAAGTTTACTGATGCTGCCCCTCTACGAACTGAACCTTGATTGGTAGCTATAATAGTTGAATCAAATATCTTAGCAAATGGTACTACACCATCTGATGTTCCATTTTGATTGATTTTGCTACCAGCAGGTCTAATCATATTCATACCGAACCCAACGCCACCACCACTTTTGGCGAGTAACATCATTTCTAAGTTTTTGTTTCCTATTTCTTGAATCGAATCACCAACATCAACTCCGAAACAAGATATCGGCAAACCCCTATCAGTACCAGTATTAGATAAAACGGGAGTAGCAAGATTAAGCCAGCCACGCCAGATATAATCAAAAAACTTAGAGGCCAAATCACCTCGTTCCAAACGGCGGGCGACCTTAGTAGCAACACGCCAATACGCATCTTTCGGAGTTTCTCCTTCCAAAAGGTAACCTTTACTAATTGTTTTAACATATATTTCTGTATTTGCCCATGATGGGAAATCGACATCCAACTCCCATCCTAATTCTTCTCCGAAATTCTTCATTCTTTTATGAATACCCCATTTTTAGTTTCACCTTTACGGTCTTTTATTTCATTCCATGCTGCTTCTAAACATTCGGATGGGTGTACTCCTAATTGCATTGATAAGATAATCAATGTTACAAAAGAATCACCAATCCCATCTATTAGTTCTTCTCTATTGTTTTTAAGTAGAGCTCCAGCAGTTTCACCGACTTCTTCTACAACTTTTAACATTTGTTTGGGTGCGTTTTCAGCTTTTAAGATATCTTTATCTTCTGCCCATCCAATTACGTTTGTAATTAATTCATTAAATTCCATAACTTATTCTTTTTTTTATTATTACCACATATCATCAAAATCATCACCTTCGTTTGGTTTACTATAATCAGTAGGCCGAACTGCGAAGAAATCTGTATGTGTTGTCCCACCAGTCAAATGGTAAAACCAATCTAACTCAGATGCTTTCTTTTCGTTATATTCAAAGATACCATCGTATCCAAGTTCTTTTAGTTTTTCATTACCTCGTTTAGAGATGAAGTGTTTTAAGTCATCTTTCTTTAGGTTTTCTAAATCACCCATTTCAAAAATCTTATCAATGAAATCATGTTCCATATCAATCATTAATCGAGCAGCTTCTTCTATTGAAGATTTAGTAGCTTCCTTTAATTCAGGGTATTCATCACACATATGATTAAATAACTGACAACCCATCTTGCTATGAAGAGATTCATCTCTTACTGACCATTTCATTTGTTGCCCAATCCCTTTAAGTGTATTTCTCATTTGGAATGAGTATAAAACTGCGAATGAACTATAAAGTGATACCCCTTCTGCGAATGCTGAGAATATTGCTAATGAACGTGCTACATCTTCTCTAGCATCACTACTCTTTAGTAAATCTTTATGGGTGTAGTTACCACCTGTATTCATAAGGTATTCAAACTTATTAGCCATCGTTGGTTCATGTAAGAATCCTTCAAAATCTTCCAATCCTAATGATTCATTAAGATATGAGTATGCCGTTGCATGTATTGTTTCTTGCGAACCAAACATAATTGCCATCTGCTTAATCTCCCACTTTGGAAACCACTCAGTTACCATCGTAGTCCAATAATCGGATACTGCACATTCAGTTTGAGCGAACCCTAATAGGATATTACCTACTAAATTCTTTTCTGATTCACTAAGATTCTCATTCCAATCCTTAATATCCCCCTGCATTGCGATTTCGGTATGTAACCAAAACGCCTGTGCTTGCTTTAACCACCCCTCTGTGTAATAATCTGGGTATTCGAATGGTTTATATGCGACTCTTTCTTTAAATAATCCCATTCTTTCCTTTTGTTTTATAACGTTTTAATTTCTTTGGGGGTGATTATAAATATAGATTAAAAATCAATATCACCCTTCAACTCGTTGTATTTTTGTAACAAATTCTTTCGTACTAAACTCTCCCCTTTGTTCATATCACTTTGGGTCTGCTTACCATCAATGGAGTTATCTGAATAAATACTCATCCTACCATTACTCATATTAGCTTTAGAAGGTAGAGTCATTCCATCTGGTCCAAATCTATTTTTTATTACATGCCATCGGCCTGTTCCTGCTAATTTATCTTCAATCTTTCTACTCAGAGAAACTACGAAATCAGCAGTCATTAACTTAGAGAACGAACCTGCTATTGATGTGCCTGTAATAACATCTGCATCTGCTCCACTTCTATTGATTTGTGATGCTGTATATAACGGACATTCATATTCACCCGCAATACCTCTTAATCCTTCAACCAACTCTTCTAACTCTTCGTGTCGTTCCTTTCTACTGTTACCCATCAACAAATCTGCGTAATCACAAATTATCACATCAGGCTTCTTACCCTGCAATGTTAATTTATCAAGACTTGCTCTCATTGCGTTCAATCCAGCAGATTTAGTTGGCCAATACTTAACTATCAATTCACCTGGCAAATTAGAAACTTGCCGTTCTACTTCTTCGATATCATATTTTAGGTTAGGAACGGGTGTACCTGTTAGTATAGCATCATATCTCTGACCTACATAACCCTCATTTAACTCTAATGTATAATGAACCACAGTTTTACCAGCTTTAACAGCTGCCATACCAACATTAATTAATGCCCAAGATTTACCGATACCTGGAGGTGCTGCAAATAGTATAAGTTCACCTTTACCAAAACCACCATCTACTAATTCATCGATTACATCCCATCCCGTTGGAATTACGTTTCTAACTGAATTTTCGTAACGTTCTTTAACATCTAATTTGTATTCGTGTCCGATATCAGTGTCTTGCCCTGATTTCATAGCGTTATCAATCTTTTCTTTGATAATATCGAACTTACCTTCTTCAAGTAGTTGAACTGATTCTAAGATAGCACCCTTAAAGTTTTGATTTTTACAAAACTCTAATGTTTGCTCCTTAACATACTCTAAGTCATCTGATTCTAAGTGATTCCAAACTTGCTTTAGGTTATCTAAAACCGACTGTTTTAGTACATCCCTTTGTACCTTATCTATTTCAACTTTGAATACATCTAAGGTAGGTAGTTTGGAGAATTCATCGAAATGCTTTAGTATTATCTTTACTAACCATTCATTAGCTTCCGAATCGAAAGCCTCAGGCTTCAAGATATCATATACCGTTTGTAGGAATACTTTATCAGATAGTAGCGCTGATATTATCTTGATTTGAAAGCTAGTCCCAAATTTATTTCCGAATTTATCCATAGGATGTAAATATACAAATTTTATTTTAAACTACCAAACTATTTTCTAGTTTGTTTTGAATAGGTATCTAGTTCGGTCCAAGTGTTTGATAACCACACCTCTATATTCTTAAAAGCTGTATATAGTTTATCAACCATAAAATCTTTTTTGAACTGAAATGAGTTTAACCCTTCAATTGGTGAATCTATCATGCTACGGACTGTTGAGGTTATTGCGGCACTTAACATATCAGGTTCTTTTAACTGCATTAAATCGTAGTTCAATGTTAATACATCTTTGCTATCCATTATCTTTGCCTTTAACTTCTCATCATCAAGCTTTAACACATTTTCAAACAATCTATCCATATCCATATTGTCTTCTTGAAGGAATGGTAATTTGTTTAAAATTGTTTTTGGGCCTACACCCTTAACACCTGGAATATTATCTGATTTATCACCATCGAAGATTCTGAAATACACTAAGTTCTTTGATGGAACTCCATATAACTCCTGTACATCTTCTTTGTACATCCATTTCTTTTTAGTTGGCTGATATACAGATATTCTGTCATCAACTAATTGTAAGAAATCTTTATCGGATGAGATTATCATAACTTCTTTTTTGAATACATGCTTTGCAGCATACGCCATAATATCATCAGCTTCAACATAGTCTACAAAACATACATCAATTGGAAGTAAATCTAAGTATCTCATCAACGTATTGAATTGATTCTTCATAGATTCCCGCTGGTCTTCTAAATCTTCGTATCCAGCTAATCTGTTTACTTTAGTCATCCCAGTTCGGCCTTCCTTATAACCTTTATACATTTTCTTTCTACGAGTCGAACCACCCTTTCCATCAAATACCATAAAAACCCTAGTAGGTTTATTATTTCGGATAAGAGCGCCGAGGGATAACAGAAAACCTGTTACCCCGCCGACGTGATTCCCATCGTCATTTAATGTTGGAACTGCTCCAAAACATCTGATAAACATATTAAGACCATCAACAATCATTACTTTATCATTAACATCGCCATGCTTTGTTTCTGATAGATTGCCAACCATTTCTTTATATTTCGTGTGTATCATCTAATTGGGTTGTATCTGTGTTTGCGTTTTCGGATGCTTCTTTGTATCCTAAAATATATGCATCACAAATTTGTTTATACATTTCCTCCTTTATCTCTGGCTTCTCATCCAATTTACCTTGAAAATCTTTTGCTTGGAATTTAATAATCTCACCAGTCTCTTTGGAAGTCCACGTGTACCATGCACCACCTTGTTCTAGTAACTTATATGTTTTCATAGTGTTAAGCCATGAAGCATATCTATCAATTCCCCTATCAAAATATATTTCAAAATCTATTGAACGTAATGGTGGGCCCATTCGGTTTTTAATAACCTGAACTCTAGTCTTAATACCGACTGCTTGTTCAACCCCACCAATTTTAGCGTTAAGTTTACCCATCTGTTTCATTCTCAATCTACAAGATGCGTGAAACCCTAATGCTTTACCACCTGATGTTGTGTATGGGTCTCCAAAGGATACTCCCATTCTAACTCTCAGTTGATTTGTAAATACCACTAAGATTCTCTCTCTTCCGATAAGATTTGTAATCTTTCTCATTGCTTTTGAAATGATTATAGCCTTTTGGGTTGCGTAACCCGCTTGGTCATAATCTGCAGCAAGTTCCACCTTAGTGGTAGCAGCTGCTACTGAATCAACTACAATTGTTACTAATCTTTTCTTATCTGATTTTCTTACTGATTCAATAATCGAATCCATAGCATCAAAGATATCTTCTACCGTTTCCAAAGGTACATAAAGTAACTTTGCGGTGTCAACACCTAATGCTTCTAAAAACTCTTGATTGATTGCGTTCTCTGTATCAATATACACTGCTAACCCACCCTTCTTCTGGCAGTTTGCTAATGTATGTGCTGATAATAGAGATTTTCCACTTGCTTCTAAACCCGTAACTTCAACTATTCGTCCAACAGGAAATCCACCGTTAGGTCGATTCGATATTGCTAAGTCTAACATATCATCCCCAGTTGACACCCACTCTGTTAAATCGGTGGGTGTCTGTTCTGAGCCATCTAAGAAATATGCCGCTTGTGCTTGTCCTTTGAACTTTTTATTAAGATTATTGGCGAGCAGTGCTGATAATTCATCACGTTTCGTTGCCATATATCTTAATTTTTAATTGTTAAATAAATCATCAAATGCATCCTTAACATCTGCGGCCTTCGTAGAAGGTGCTGCTGTCTGTGGTGCTGATGCTTGTGGGGTATCACCTTTGAATGGTGATTCTGTTTTAGTAGGTTGTGTTTCAGTTTCTTCTGATTCACCAACTTTCCCAGTTTCCATCCAAGTTTCCAATAAACCTTTCATTTCATCATAATCATATTTTTTGAACATTGAAGGTAACTCAATTTGGTCTTTCAACATTGCCAAAACATTCTTATCTTCTGAGATAGGTGTTTGATTTGGTTTAACTCTGATATAAGTTTCAGGATAGTTCTTACCTAATTCCTTTGCTGTCTTAAACTCAACTGTGATATCTCTACCACTAATCGGGTCTGTTAAATCACCGTAGTCTGGGTCTGCAAAGAATGCAAGTAGTTCTTGATATACGGTTTTTCCGAATCCCCAGAATTTAACTCCTTCTGATTCTTCACCACGCACTATAACAGGAACGTAAGTTCTCATCTTAGGTGTTAAGTCTTTTGATAGATTCCAATCGTTTCTATCACCAGTCGCCTTTAGTTGTTGAGCGAACTCTACTAATGGGTCTGCTTCACCATGTGTTTGAGGTGAAAGGATATTCTTGCCACCAAATCCATAGTGGAAGAAAAGTTCAATAAACGGATTGGATTCGTTGTGGATGTAAGGTACTATTCTTACTTGTTGTTTACCGGGTTTCGGTTTCCAAAGGTTATCTGTTTTTGTTACCTTTGTTTGTAGACTGTCTAGTCTGTTTCGAATTGCATCTAAATCAATTGCCATAATTTACTCTGTTTTTGTTATTAATTAATTATTATTTATGTAAATATACGAATTATTTTCCAATAATCCTAATTATATTTCAGTTTTTATTTCAACACGCATTTAATCCCATGTGTTGATATGGTAACAAATATACAACTTCTTTTTTAATTACACAAGCCGTTTCGTATATATTTTGTAATTTCTTTTATTTTAAGCTATTAGTGAATTTTTTACCATCTAGAGTTTGTTCTTTACTTGGGATGATTTTATACTTAAGCGTTTTTGCAAAATCATATATAGCAGTCCCAACACCCTTTCTTCTCCACTTGGGCTTTACCGAAGTATCTGATGCTGATAATATTTTTGGGTTATTCGTTTCATCTGATGTGAAGTATGCTGCTCCTATTTTATTATCATCATCATCAAACGCCGTTATATTTAAACTACCATAAGAACGCATGAATTTATCAACTTTTAAAGTAATAGTTTCTCCTGATTTTAATGTATATTTTTTAGTTTGATTTTTTGAGTTTTTAAAGATACTTTCATTTAAACCAACATTATGTCTATCTTTGGATTTTAATTGGTATGTCATTGAAAGTTTATCAGCTGCTTCGCTTAAGCTTCTTAATGATTTGATTTGTTCCATCATTAATTTTCTGTTTTGTTCTATGCTAGCCATAATATTCTTTATTTTTTATTAGTTAAGCAAGTTAAACATATTTTTGTAAGTTTTAATCCCGGTGGAATTGAATCTTTACAATATACACATTTATCCCAAT